GTTATAGATACTTTGGATGATAATGTTATTGAAATAACTATACCAGAGTTAGACTATACGTGTACTTTATTAGTTCAGGACGAGTGTAGATATACCCCAATCGATATAGCATTTCAAAACAAAGAGGGTGCGTTGCAATTGCTTACATTTTTTAAAGCAAGAACTGATTCAACAAGCGTAACAAGTGAGGAATACGAAAATGACAGAGGACAACCAAACGTAGGGTTTCATCAATATGTAACGTATAACGTTCAGGGTAAATCTAAGTTCAAAATTAATAGTGGCTTTGTGAATGAATCGGTAAATGATTCTTATAAACAATTGCTTTTATCCGAGCGAGTTTGGCAGGTTACCGATGGGACTGCTTATATTCCTTTGAAATTAGGAACTAAATCTTTAGAATATAAGACACGACAAAAAGACCGTTTGATTAATTACGAAATGGAGTTTGAATATGCTTTTAACGATGTTAACAATATATAAATGGTTGTAAAATTATACATAGGTAATGATGACTTAGACAGGTTCAAAGATGAAAGTATAGAGATAAACAGCTCTATTGCAAATATTAACGATATCACAAAAAATACTACTGATTATTCACGCTCTTTTACCGTTCCTGCTACCAACAAAAACAATCGTATATTTAAACATTACTACGATGCCAACATAGATAATTCGTTTGATGCAAGAGTTAAACAGGACGGGCGTATAGAGTTGGATGGTATACCTTTTAAGTATGGTAAATTTAGATTAGACAAAGTTAGTGTTAAGCAAGGACGACCATATGCCTATACTCTTACTTTTTGGGGTAACTTAGTTTCGTTAAAAGATACTTTAAAAAATGATGAGTTAAGTTCTTTGGACTTTTCAGAATTTCAACACACTTTCAATCCTGCAAATGTTAAAACAGGTTTGACTTCAAGTTTGTTTTCTGGAGATTTAATTTATCCTTTGTTCGTTAAAAAACAATTATATTACGACTCGTCACAAGAGGGAACAAATACGGATAAGTTAGCAAATATTTCTTATTTACCTTTAAGCGCAAACACTGGTTTAACTTGGAATGAGTTAAGACCAGCGTTAAGAGTCTTAAATATTATTGAAGCTATCGAAACAAAATACGGTGTAACTTTTTCACGTGACTTTTTTGGGCGTACTGATTTTACAGAGTTGTTTATTTGGTTAAACAATGATTCTAACTTGGTTAATACGCAAAATAACAAAGTCAGAATAGACTTCACTAATACAGGCGATATTGACGGTAGAGGTGGTGTCGTTGATATTGTAGAAGATACTTTTGTGGCAGGTGGGAAAAGGATTTATTCTCTTATCGATATAGTGCCATCATCAGGATATGAAAATGTAAAGTACAATATTGAGCATACAATTGATGGAAATTTAGCAGGTGGTTTTAGTCAAAGTACAGGAACTGATGTATTTTATTTTGACATAGAACGTAACACTGGACAAAAACATTCGTGGTATATTTCAGCTAACCAAGAGTTTAAATTTACAAGTAAATTAACGATTGAATTTAGATACGAGAGTTATAGAATGTCAGCTACATTCCCACAACAAACAATTACTGGACAGTTGCAAGTAATTAATAATTTACCTAAGATAAAGATAATCGACTTTTTAAATGGCTTGTTTAAGATGTTTAAATTAGTGGTTATAGCTGACGAATACGATAATATATACGTCGATACTTTAAAAAGTTTTTATTCTAAGGGTTCAATTTGGAATGTTTCAAAATATATAAATGATAATTCAATAGATATTGAAAGGGGTTCGTTATTGAATGAAATTAAATTTAAATTTCAAGAGCCTATCACTATTTTAAATAAGCAATTTAAAGTAAATACTGGTTTATCATATGGGGATGAAGAAACAATATTAACGGATGACGGTACAGCAACAGGTAAACCTTTAGATGGAGAAAGTTTATCGTATGAATTACCTTTTGAGCAAATTGTTTATGAGCGTTTAATTGATTTAAAAGATAATATCAATACCAATATAATGTACGGGGGAATATTTGACGAAACAATTACACCTGTAAATCCAAAAGTACATTTATTTTATAACGTTTCTACTGCAGTAGGCACAAAAACTTTAGGATTTATTAACGATATAGGAGGCAAAGAGTTAATTAACGGAAGCGTTAACATAGCAAGTCACTCAATTGACTTTATTAATCCACAGTATAACTTAGTTTTTGGTATAGAAAATAATGAATGGAACGGTGTAGCGTCTGAAAATACATTATACAAAAACTATCATAAAGATTATGTAGATTCTGTATTTAATATTAAACGCAGAAACTTTAAATATAAAGCGATTTTACCGTTACGAATATTAACTCAATTAAAATTGAATGATGTTTTACAAATTAAACACGATTATTATAGGATTGATAATTACAATATTAATCTTTTAAGTGGTGAAGTATCTTTAAATTTAATTAATTCTTTTGACAACACTATTAATGGATTTAATGCTGATGTAAATGTGTTATACGCTGATTACAGAGCGCAAACACAAACGGTAACAATAACAAATTTAGGTGGATATAGTTATATAATAGAGTCAGGAACATGGCTATCAATTACAAGCTCAGGCGACAATGTTTACTTTGCGTTTGAAGAAAATAATACAGGCGCTACACGTTCGACTAATGTATCAATTACTAATACAACAACGTTGCAAGTGATAGACATATTTTGCCAGCAAGCACCACGAATAGTAACAGCGGACAATAATATAATAACAGCGGATAACAATATAACAACAGCAGACAATGGCTAAACAAACAATAGGAATAGGAACAACAGCAGGCGATGGAACGGGCGATGTATTAAGAATTGCATTTGATAAGTGTAATGATAACTTTGACGAGCTTTATAGTGCTACTGGTTTTCAAAGTATTTCAGACACAACAAATACGCAAACACTTACCGCTTTAACGGATAATTTAGTTTCATTCTCGGCAACTCCAGAAGAAAATGGAGGTTTAACTTTGATGGATTCAAATGCTAAGATAACACCCGTGGCACTTAACGACATTATAGGAGTTGATTTTTCATTTACGGGCGTAGTTCCCGTAGGCACAAATTTATCTTTATCCGTTTTTCTTAAAGTTGGTGGTATTAATTATAGATCAGTTAGTCAGCCTATTGTGAAAGGCGCTGGTTTAGATGATTACTTTTCTGCAAGTTGGATATTACCAGTAGGGGCTTCATTCCTTAGTAATGGAGGTTTATTATATGTTAATCCGATTGTTGGAATGACCATCAAAAATAGATATTTATGCGTAACGAGAATAGGGAAAGGAAAATGATAGCTGAAATAATTACATTACTACAATCTAATCCATTTTATGGGGCTGGTAAATATACCGAGATAGCGAAAGGAAAAAATAGTTTAGATAATACATTTAAAAAAATAAAAAGAATATGGCTATCGAGAAACAAATAAACATCGTTGTTAAGGAAACTGGAATCGATAAAGTTAATAAGCAAGTCGACGAGCTAAATAGTTCGCTTAATAAAGTTTCTAAAACAAACGATGGTGTTGCTAAATCTATGGGCGACAGTTCAAATGCTGTCTTAGAGAATGGAGGTGCGATGGGATTGCTTAATGACGCAACAGGCGGACTTGCTATGACCGTAAAAGATGCAGTTGAAGCGTCTGTTTTATTTACCAAAAGTCAAAAGTTAGCGTCAATACAACAAGCAATTTACAGTACCGTTGTAGGAACGTCAACAGGTGCAATGAAATTATTTAGAATTGCTTTGGTAGCAACGGGAATAGGTGCTTTAGTTGTTGGTTTAGGTTTGCTAATTGCGAACTTTGATAAAGTTAAACAAGCGGTTTTAAATGTTGTTCCAGGACTTGCAAAGGTAGGTGAGTTTGTAGAAAATTTAGTAAATGGATTTACTGATTTTATAGGCGTTACGAGTGAAGCAGAAAGAGCATTAGCGAGTTTAACAGAGCAAGCAGATAAATCTTTAGCTATGAATAAAAAGTTTATGGCTGAGGAGGGCGATTTGGTTAATAAATATACAAAGGCTAAAATAGACGTAAAGAATGCTTATAATGAAGCTATAAAAGAGGATGGCGCAAATCAAAAGAAACTTGCTGAACGTTTAAATCGTGAATTATTGGCTATTGATAAAATGCATAATGATGATTTAGCAAAAGCTAAAAAAGAAGCACAAGATAAAGAAGATGAAGCAAACAAAACAAGAACTGAAAAACAAAAAGCTGATAGATTAAAAGCATTAGAAGACGCAAAAAAAGCACAAGAGGACGAAGATAAACGAAAAGAAGAAAAAATTAAATCTGATGCTGAAAAAGCTATTGCATTAGACGAGGAAATTAAACAGGCTCAGTTAGATGTTGAGGAATTTAGACAAAAAAATATAGACAAAGAAACTGAGCAAGAAGCTACTGCAATGAATAATCGTATTGCAAGAAAAGAATACGAATATGATGAGGCAAAAAAAATAGCTGAAGACCAATTAGCCTTAGACAAACAAATTCAAGAAACACGATATAACACCGCAAGAGATGCAGGCGATGCTTTGTCTAATTTAGCTAATTTATTAGGTGGAAACTCTAAGAAAAACCAAGCATTACAGAAAGGAATTGCAGTTGCTCAAATCGCAATAGATACAGCTCAGGCAATATCTAACGCTATACCAGCCTCAATAAAAGCAGGGGCAGAGGCAGGAAAGGTTGCGGGACCAGCAGCGGCAGTTGTTACTCCAGCAGTAACAGCATCGACTTATATAGGATTGGCTGCAATGATTACAGGAAATGCTTTGAAAGCTAAAAGTATCTTATCAGGTGGCGGAGGCTCAGGCGGTTCGAGTAGTTCAGGTGGGGGTTCAACAATGAGTGCACCGTCTTTCAATTTAGTACAAGGCACAGGAACAAATCAAATAGCGCAAGGATTATCGCAACAAGGCGCACCGATTAAAGCATATGTCGTAAGTTCAGACGTAAGCACTTCGCAAAGTTTAGATAGGAATATAGTAAGTGAAGCGTCTTTAGGTTAGCAAAAATATAACAATAGTAACATAATTTAGTTTAATTATAAATAACAAAAAAATATGAAAGTAGAAGAAATAAAATTAGCGTTCAATACCAATATTCAATTAAATATTGTGGGTATATTACAAGGCGATTTAGGTAAAGGTGATTCAGCTATTGTTAACGGAAGAAAAGGAATACAAACAGCGGTAGAGGGATATAATCAAGCTATATCGGTTTATACAGCAATTATTCCGACAGCTAATAAGTATTTAGATATGGCAAAAGCATTAGGCGAAGCTTCAATTCAAAAACAACTTGAATCAGTTATTAAAGACGCTAACGAAATGATAAAAGCTTCTAATGTAGCAATCACAAAATTGAAATCTATTTAATGAAAACCTACCAAGCTAAATATAATCCGCTTACAAATAAGGGAGTCTATGGAATTTCTTTAGTTGAAAATCCAGCGATGGAGGGTTTGTTTATTGCTTTATCTAAGGACGAGAAGATAGAATTTAAGACCGTAGATGAGGAGCAAAAGATTTTAATGGGTTTGGTTTTAGAACCAAATAAACCAATTTATCGCAATCAAAACGGAGAGGAATTTAATATAGTTTTTAATGAGGAAACTATAAAAGAACTATCATACGGTTTCTTTAAAAATAATAGTCATTCAAATAGCACTATCGAACACGATGTTAAGCAAAATATTCAAGGTGTTACGTTTACCGAAAGCTGGATAGTTGAAAACCCTACCAATGATAAAAGCAATAATTTTGGTTTTAGTTACCCAAAAGGTTCATGGGTTGCTGTTATGAAAGTTGATAGCGATGATGTTTGGAATGATTATGTAAAGACAGGCAAAGTGCAAGGATTTTCAATTGATGCGATGCTTAGTTTAGAAGAAGTAAATTTAAAAACAAATATAAATATGAGTGAACAAGCAAAAACAAACTCTCTTTTAGAGAAAATTTTACTTGCTTTCAGTCCCGCAAAAACCGAAATACAATTAGGTGAAGTTATGCTAATGGATGGAAGTGTTAAGATTGAATTCGAGGGAGACGTTTTAGAAGCTGGCAAATCATGCTGGGTGACTGCTGAGGACGGTACGAGAGTTCCTGTTCCTGTTGGTGAGCATCCACTTGAAGATGGTACGGTATTGATTGTGGTTACTGAAGGAATCGTTGATTCTGTTAAACCAGTTAGCGAACCAGTAGAACCAGCACCAGCGCAAGACTTAGCAAACGAGGGAGACGGTAAAGTTTCAAATGATGCTAAAATTGCAAGTGAAATTGAAAGCGCTATTAAATCAATTTTGATTAAATATAGCGAACAATCCAAACAGATTGAAGATTTGCAAAGTCAAGTAACTGAATTGTCAAAACAACCAGCAAGTAAGCCAATTAACGGTACACCTGTGCAAATTGACTTTTCAAAAATGACAAAACAAGAGAGAATCGCATTTACATTAAATAAAAACAAGAACTAAATATGGCTACTACAGTAACAGTAACATCTAACTACGCAGGTAAAGAAGCAGGCGAAATTGTTGGACAAGCATTTAAGGAAGCGGACACTATCTCGAAAGGATTTGTTACCGTATTTCCTAACGTAAATTATAAACTTAATTTGCGTAAAATCGCAATGACAGGAGGAAAAAGAGAATACACTTGCGGACACGTTCCAGCGGGCGCAATTACTTTATCTGAAAAAGTTTTAGAACCTAAGAAATTTAAAGATGATTTCGAGGTTTGTAAAGAAGATTTCAGAGCGCAATGGAGTGAAGAGTCTATGGGTGCAAGTGCCCATAACGATAGCGCACCAAAAGATATTATGGATGCAATCTTAGTTGAAAAATTAGGACAAACAGCAGAAGAATTAGACGATAACATTTGGAACGGTGACGCTACAAATGCAGACGAATTTGATGGTTTCCTTAAACAATTCTTAGCTGATGCAACTGTAATCGATGTTGATTTGGACGCTATTACAGAGGCAAATGTTGAGGCTCAGTTGAAACTTGCTTTAGCCTCTATTCCTGTAGATATCAGAAGAAAATCATTGAAAATTGGAGTTTCACCTGATGTTTATATGTTTTATGGATTCTGGCTTGCTTCAAAAGGAGTAGCTAATGGTTTAGGTGGAGATGCAAACACAGCGCCTAAATTTGGTAAATATACAATAGAAGAAATTAACGGATTACCAACTTCAACTATTGTAATTGCTGAGCCTAAAAACTTAATCTTTGCAACTGGATTGCTTGCAGACCACAATGAGGTCAGAATGATAGACCAAGATGATACTTTACTTAACGGTAAAATTATTGGTACAATGGTTTACAACGCAGGTGTTGGATATTACAACGGTGCTGAGATTGTTTGGGCAAGACCTATTGCATAGTTAAAATAAGTAACAAGGGCGGTTTAGTTATCGCCCTTAATTTAAACAAATAATTATATGGCTTGTGATATTACAGCAGGACGTGATAAGGCTTGTAAACAAGGTTTAGGAGGGTTAGGTAAACTATATCTTTTTAACTTTGTCGAAAATCCTTTTACAGTTACAGCAGGGGTTGCAACAGCGATTAATCCACTCCTTACAACAGTCTTTGAGTACGAACTTGAGGGGGATGGAAACAACGTAGCTGAGTCTTTAGTATCTGATAGAAATTCAGGTACGTCATTAAATACTCAAACACTTACGGTTGTTTTAAAGAAAATCGACGCTGTTACTTCGGCAGAAATGAACCTATTAGCTTATGGCTTCCCTATGGCAGTCGTAAAAGATAGAAATGGAATTTTCCACGCTATCGGAACAGATGATGGAATAGACTTTACTGTAGTTCAATCTACTGGAGGAGCAAAAGGAGATTTAAACGGATACACTCTTACAGGTGTTTCGACTACAGGTGCTTTGTCTCCGAAATTAGACGCTACAACCGTGACAGCATTTTTAGCTTTGTTACCGTAACTGTATTTTTTAATTTAGTATTTTTTCATTTTTTTTTAGTTTTAATTAAGCCTCTTTCGTAACAAAAAGAGGTTTTTTTTGTTTTAAAATATATGAAAGTAGTAAATCCAAACGATACAGAGCATTTAATTGCAATTA